GGTTCTATTGCGGTACTATAATGTGTTTGTGTACCAGAACCTTCATACTTAGGAATAGGTATAATGGTAATAGATGTTACACTACCACTATTATTAATTAGAGTACATGTTATAGTAGGTAGATTACTTCCTTGATTGCTTGCATTTTCAACATCAGTTAAATTAGGACCTGAATATAAATTATAATCATCTCCCACAAAAATTAATTTATTATCTGGTGTAAGAGCATTATTCATGATTGAAGAAGTTAAATTAAAATTATGAGCCCAACTATCGTTTGAAGTATTAAAATAACCTGTTCTAAGGGAATTTCCCAAGGCCATAATAAAATAACCTTTTGATGTGTATGTTGCAATATAATTAGGAGTCCAAGATGTACTACTTTTATTTTTTGTCCATATTTTATTATCCAATCCTATACTATAATCATCATAATTTCCATTTCCAAAATTAATTTGTCCAATACTTGTAAGAAAACCATTATTAACGTCGAGTGGACCTGTCCATTGTTGTGTATCCAAAGTTGGTTTAGAAAAAACTTGATTACTCGTATTTATACAATAAATTGTTTTTCCGTCTTTACCCAGTGATACACCTTTAATTGCGCTACCACTATCACTTACTTGTGTCCATATTCCATTCAATCCATCACGTTTATACAAATAACCATCTGTTCCACAACCAACTATAATATAAGGTGGTTGTTCGGGACCATAAGTTCCATAACATCCTATTCTATGTCTTTCATCTGTCGTAGTAGCCCATAAAAATGAATCATAAATCAAATTCCTTAGTGTTTGACTTCTTGCCCATCCCATGTTACTTTTTGTAAAATCAGTTGTTGTACATCCTGCTGATTTCCATATTTTATCATAACATGCTTGGGAAACATCCGTATTATTTTCACTATATTCTGAACAGGGGTCAGCTTCTGCGTTTAAATTAGCTGTATAGTCTAAAGTCGCTTGCTTATATCTTGTTAAAAGGTTGTTATATTCAATTTTCAAAGTTTCTAAATCTAATGCTAACGATGTGCTTTCTTTTACGGAAAGTTCATTTTTTTGTTGTCTCAATAGTTCCATTGTTTTTTGTTCTTCTTCTAGATTCATATATATATTTAATATAAGAAATTTATTAACATTGTTTATTTACACCCAAAATAATAATACAAAAATGATGATATAGAGAGAAAAATAAAAATATTATTTGAATTTAAAGTATTATGAACATTATTGGTAAGTAATTTATTATTATTATTATTATTATTATTATTATTGGTAAGTAATTTATTATTATACCTATACATCAAGTTTTCTTTGTAACTTTTTGTTAATTTTCTTATATATTCCATATTTGATTTCATACAATAATCACTAAATTTCTTATTATAAAAAGGTCTTTTTGAAAAATAATTAAACATTTTTAAATGATAAAATGTTAAAATATTAAAATTATAGTTTTTAAACTATTTTCTACCCATATTTCTCATATTTCTCATATTATTATACATATTGCTTCCCATATTACTGAGATTATTTGTAATATTTTTAACATTACTAGTCATATCACCATTTACATTGCTATATAAAACTTTAATAGAAATAAAAGTTATTATAATACTTATAAAAAGAGCCCAATTTCTCAAATATCCTTCATTATATGTTTGTCTATAATCGTATATTAATTCACTAGATGTATTATCTTTCTCTTCAATTCTTTTGAGTCGTTGTTTTAGAAGAGTATTTTGTTTTTTTTCTTTAACTATTGTTGTGTTTAAACATGTTAATTTTTTATTTAATAAATCTGTATTTGCATCTATTTCATTTGATAATTCAAAAAAATCTGAGCCGATTTTTGTAAGATTTGACTGAGCATTCGAAAACATTTGCTGATAATCTGCATAATCTGGATTTTTATGTAAAAAAACATAATATTTTTTGTATTCAGATAAAACAAACTGCATTTGTTCATCTAAAGTTGATACTTTATTTTGAAGACCTTGTATAATATTTTTGATTTCTTCAGGTTTTTGTATTTTATATAAATAAGTATCATCTTTTATAAATTCTTTACATTTTTCATTATAATCAAGTTCTAGTTCTGACATTATATAATATAATTTGATTATATTTTATAATATTTTATAATAAATAAATTTAATGCAAATTAGAAAGAAAAAATATCTTCAAACAAAAGCATCGAGTCATCAACATATTTTTTTGTTTCAATATATCCCCCAACAAACTTTCCATCGCAAAAAACCATTGGAAATATTTTACAATCTTTTTCAGCTAAATTTTTAACAAATTCTAAAAATTCTTCCTTTGATTCTATTAGATATTCATCACAATCTACTACATTAAAATTTGTTTTATTTTCTTTTAAAAAATTCTTTACAAGTAAACAATTTGGACAACCTGATTTGCTATAAATTGTAAACATTTTTTTTGCTGGTAATTCAAATTCCATAATATAATATCTATTTATATATTTATATATTTATATATTTATATATTTGTATATTTATCATGTACAAACCCTATAATATTTTGCTACTATGGATGTCTTACTTGGTCTCAAAATTTCACAAACTTGTCCAGGTCTTAATCCAATTACACGAGCTACAGGATCAAACCTAGAAATATTTGGCATTTGAGACTTATCTATAATATTGTATCTCTTCATAATGGTTTCCACTTCTGAAGCCATTAGCACACGATGTGGTGGAATTAAGATATGTTCCAAAATATTAAATTGTAACCTCTTAATGCTTTCGATAACAATGAAAATGCCGTCTGCCTCCCAAATATGTTTGAGTTCATTTATCAATGTTTCATTAGGTTCATCTTTAATAATGATAAATAATGTATCCGTTTTTTGAAGTGTTTCTGATAAAAGAAACAAATCATCTATCATTTCTTGAATATTTTTTGGTGCTGGTCTTGCCGCTAAATAATAACGTATATATATTTTTTTCTTAGGCGATTCTGGTGTTACGTTTTCATCATTAGTTTCTAAAAGCATATCCAACTGATTATTCTGCTTCATAGAATTTACTTCATTTACACTAAAATTAGCGTAATCATTTATATTATAACCTTGTTTTGCCATAAGCTCTAAAATAATTTTTCTTGATGTATAAATATTTGGAATGAGGACATTTGAGTTTTGACTGGTCATAGTATATATATTATAATATAAACATAATGAATTTTTAATTCAATTTTTATTTATATTTATATTTATAAAATTATTTTTCTAGTATCGCTCGAGTTTTCAGAGTTTGTTTCAATTGTTTCTATTTTTTTTACGTCTGATTCAGGTTCAATCGGTGCTTCAACTTCTAAAATACCTTCTTCAATCGGATTCTCTGTAGATGAAGATTTTCCAAATTCTTGAACTATAGGTGCATAAACTGGCGACTCTTGTTGATTTTGTTCGATATAATCAGAACCGACAGCGTATTGTGGCGACTCTTGTTGATTTTGTTCGATATAATCAGAACCGACAGCGTATTGTGGTGACTCTTGGTTAAAAGGTGGTGACTCTTGGTTAAAAGGTTGTGACTCTTGGTTAAAAGGTTGTGATTCTTGGTTAAAAGGTTGTGACTCTTGGTTAAAAGGTGGTGACTCTTGGTTAAAATCTGGACTTTGTTCAGAAGGTACTTCTCCAAATTCTTGTAATTCTGGAGTTTCTCCAAATTCTTGAACATCTACTAATTCTTCGTATTTATTCTCTCTTTTTATATTTTGATTTAATTTTTGATTCAAATTTCTCAATGTATTTTTTATTAAAATTTCTGTTGATTCATTAGACTTTAATAATTTATTAATATTATTTGAGTAAGACATATTAAGAAGTTGTTCTACGTTATCGTCAGTAATAATACGCATCTGAACATTCATTACTTGCAACTCTTGTATTAATAGTTTTAACGAATATGGCACTCTTAGTATACTAAAAGAACGTCCGAATCTGCTTAAATTTTTAATATTTTGTGTTCCATCTGGACTTGTAAAAAATTCAATCGGACCATCAGCATAAGGACTTAAAAATAAATTTTTGGCTTCATTATAAATAGAAATCGCACCAGTTTTGTTACAAACCGCAACATAATATTCATCGCCTCTAACCATAAATGATTCATTTAAAAAATATGACATTCCATGTGCACAAACACCATCACGTTCCATTTCACCTATACGTAATCCACCATCATTTGCGCGACCTTGTACAGGTTGTCTAGTTAACATTGTATTAGGTCCGCGAGCTCTAAAATTAATTTTATCTTTGACCATATGTTTCAAACGCATATAATAAGTTGGACCAATATAAATATCTGCAGCTAATTGCTCTCCTGTCATACCATTATATAGAACTTGATTACCTGTAGAATTAAATCCTGCATTCACAAGGAGTGGTCCATATGTAGAATAATTCGAGCCTTTTACTTGGAATGCAGTGCAATCTCCAAATGCTCCATAGCTGACACACACTTTACCAAAAAGTGCTTCTGTAATTTGACCAATTGTCATACGACTTGGAATAGCATGTGGATTAATAATTAAATCAGGGCGTATTCCGTCTTCAGTAAAAGGCATGTCTTCTTCTGGAATAATGAGACCTATTGTACCCTTTTGACCACTTCTAGAAGCCATTTTGTCACCTATTGCAGGCAAGCGTTCTTCACGAACACGTACCTTTGCAATATTGAATCCTTCCTCACCAAGTGTAATAAAAGCCTTGTCCACATAACCTAGCTGACCTTTTTTTGGTTTCACTGAGTCGTCAATCCAAACATCTTTGTTTTCCATATTTGCATTAATTTTTCCGATAAGCACAACTTTATCATTTAATTCAATATTCTCTCTAATAAGCCCGTGTTCATCCAATTGACTATAGTCACAATCGCGTTTCTTCTTAATAACATTATTTCTCTCTACATTGGCAAATTTAGAACTAGAACCTCCTGTAATTTTAGAACTCTCTTCTCTGGACTCGTACATAGAATAGTAAGTAGTTCGGAAAATACCGCGCTGAATAGCACCTTCATTAATAAGAATAGCATCTTCTACATTATAACCAGTATAACACATTATTGCTACAATTGCATTTACACCATAAGGTTGTTGTTCATTATTGATATATTCCAAATATCTTGATTTAATAAGAGGTATTTGTCCATAATTTAATATTACACCCATCTTATCAATACGCATTTGATAATTGCTGTGATATACAGAGACTGCTTGTTTGCTTTGACCACATGAGAAAGCATTACGTGTTACAGGATTATTTTCAGGATAAATAATCAAGTTACCCATTACACCTAGAATGAGAGAAGGGTCTATTTCTAAATGAGTATACCATTTGCTCTTCTTTAAATCATTGATGGAATTAGCAATTAACGCGGTTTCTTCCTCAGAAGTATCTAAATAATCAATTGCTGCACGACCATGTTCAAGTTTCTTTAAAATAGTTGCTTTATCTGAACCAATATTATATAATTCTTTTAATTCATACAACTTGTTGTTTTTACTTGTATATTTTTCATCATATTTATCAATTATTCCTCCGATCAATTGCTCCCAAGTAATTGTTCCACTATCTAGACCATGTAATATTTCTTGTCTTTTAAAACTCACTTTGTTGTTTTCAACATAATAAACAGGTCTACTTAACCTACCAGCATCTGTATAAATATAAATTTCATTTCTTTTATAATCAAAAGATACACTTGTGTAAACTGGAATAACACCATTCCTTCTATACAATTTTAATAACTTTACAATTTCAATAGGCATATCTAACACACCAATCCAAGTACCATTTATAAAAATCTTGGAACTACTACCTAATTGTTCTGCATTGCATTCTAATAGAATACGCATAGGGGTGTTCATCCTAAGCCATTTTATAATAGGAAAAACTGATGCACCACTAGTAATATAAGTTGTGATAGACATATGTTTATGTAGACCAATATTAGCACCATCTGGAGTGTCAACAGGGTCAATATAACCCCATTGAGATGAATTTAATAATCGAGGACCTACGACTTTTGCACTAGAATCAAGAGGTAAATTAATTTTACGTAAATGAGATATAAATGTATACCAACTTAAACGATTCAAATCTTGAACAACACCTACTCTTTTTGTATGTGCTTCAGAACCCCAGTTTCCTTTAAATGCTTTTCTGAAACCTTTTTCGACAATTCTCTCTTTAAAAAAAGATTTAAAGTTTGATTCAATTAAACCAATAAAATTATCCTTGTATTTATTTGTTTCCTTTCCTTTCTCTCCTTTTTCTTTTGGTTTCAATTGTTTCTTTTCTTTTCTCGATAATGTATCATCGTCCTTATATTCACCCTTGTGATAATAATATTCTTCATCTATTTTTCGTGTAATATCTTTCTTTTGAATCAAATAATATTCTCTAAAAAGGTCATACATGAGAGAACCCGAAAGTTCAACACGTTTAAATCTGAAATTATCTCGGTCAGTAGGCTTCTCTTCTTTTAAATAAACCTTTAACATTCTATTAACCATATAACCAATAAAATAGGCTTTTTCCAAAAAATTTAACTCTCCAACATGTGGTAAAAAATAATCAGAGAGAATTTCAATAACACCTGATATAGTTCCCCTTTTTGTCAATTCTGCTATAAATTCAAGAGCATTTTGTTGGTTAAAAATCTTGTTAGCATCATGAATACAAGGTATGAATAAATCTATATAAGGGTTTTTTTCGTTGTCTTCTTCGTTATTTAAATTATTTAATAAACATGTTTGTATAATATCTTTATCTGAAATAACACCAAGTGCTCGCATTAAAATAAAGAGTGGTACTGGTTTTTTAACATTAGGAACAGCCACTACAATTTGATTATTACTCAAGATTGAAGATGGTGAAACGATTTTTACTGAGGTTGTTCGAATTGGTTTAGATGAATCTTCAGATACAGAACGGATTTCTGCTGAATGACTATAAAGTTCATCATCACCTTTATACTTTCTTATATAAAGCAAATTATCTGCAAATTTCTCTTGAGAAATGATAACCTTTTCCTTGCCATCAATAATGAAATATCCACCAAAATCGTTGCGACACTCACCCATATTGAAACGAACTTCTTTATTTAATGTATTCAAAATACACAGAGCAGATTGAAGCATAATTGGAAAACGTCCTAGATAAATCTTGGGAAGTAAAGTAGAATGCTCCTTTTTTTCATCGCCAACATAGTAAACAAAATCCACTTCTACATCATAATGAATAGTTATGCCATATGTCATATTTCTTAAACGCGCATCATTTGGAAACATATAGTGTGAGTGGTTGTCATCATAAATAACTGGACGTCCATAATAAATTTTTGTACCATCTTTGCCACCTAAATAAAGCTGACATTCATTTCTTTTTTCAGAGTCTGAACCTTCATCTTCTCTCTCAATGAAACGGATAGGATTATTTTCTTTAAAGATTCTACGAATTCCATTTTTAATAAAGTCATTATAAGACTCTAAATGATGTGATACTAAACATGTAGGATTGTCTTTAAAGTATTTGTCAATAAGTTTCCAAGATATATTATCTTTATCCATTTCTACATTTTCTATATCTATCTCTGTTTGAATTTCTTCTTTTTGCATTCCTGATTTTTTCATTTTATATTATATAATAATCATATTTTTTTAAAATGTAATTATTATAATATTACTTTTTATTCTTTCTTATTTTTTTTTGTATTTTTCTTATCATTTGATATTTTACCCTTCTTTGTCAACCTAAATTTGGTTCCTTTGCTTTTTGATTTGCTATAACTATCATCAATGGTAAATTCAGTCCATGGTTGACTTGGTCTATCTTTAATATATGGCGCAAAATTGTCAAATTGTCTGTGTTTTTTAAAGAATTCTGCTGCTTTAAATGGTGTTCCACAAGAATTTCCCCATATTGCAGAAAAAGACATTTTTTTTGCCAGTGCACTATCACATACAATGCCATCTATTGCACCATGAAGTTCAAATGGTTTAGGTCTTGAAGGGTCTGACATATATTCACGTGCATCTAAATCATAATGTGAACAAATTGTTCTTGAACAAGGATTGTCTTCTTTCTCTAAATATACATCATAATGGTCTGAAATTATTCTCTTAGCAACTTCAATATCTAGCTTGCCTTTATATTCATCCATTAAATCAGCAAGACGCACTTTTCTGGCACCTTGATGACGTCGCACATCATAAAACCCCGAATTATTTACTTCCAAATTGCGAATTTTTTCATCATAAGGTGCATTAAAACCAATAAAGAATCCATTTTTAGTTCTCTCTGTTTTGTGATATTTAAGACCTAATTCAATTCGGAGAATTTCATTTGTATTTATATCGCCAAATAGCCATGAGTTTGCATAATCTCCAGAATTTTCATGCAAAAGAATTTCACAATATTCGTCTAATGTATTACCATATTGCATTGCTTTTCGAATTCTGTAACCAATAGGCCATCGTTTTTCATAAGGATAGAAGCCACCGATAGTTGTTTCTGTACCAATAATACCTTTAGCAGTAACAAATACATCAGTGCCACTCCAAATACAGCATGGACTTGTTTGCATAATAAATCGATGTCCTTCATCAGGATTTAAATCGAGGATAACATTCATAAATTGTCCGTCTATGTAATCAACAAATGAATTATGTGCGCAAACGATTTTTCCGTCTGTCGTCCAATCACCGACTGCTATAAACGCACTGCATTTGTCTTTTGACCCTCCTTCTTTTCCTATATGATTTTGAGATTTTGTAGAATACCAATAAGGAATTGATATATAGAAATTCCAAGTAATAATTTCATCTATATCAGTTTTACAACCACCTGCGGTGCAACCATCAGCAATTCCTTCCATTTCTTCATACAATTCCTTAAAATTCGTCTTTGTCATTTCTTTAAAATCATCATTTACTTCCTTAATAAAATAATCCCATGGCATAGCAAATGTTTCCATCATTACAAACTTTATCATTTCTTGTATTTCTTTAAATTCATTTGCACATAAAAAACCATATGCATATCCGCGTTCTTTTGGGGAACCTTTGATTGAAATATATTTCCATCCATTTTTTTCATAAGATATACCATTTTTAATTTTATTTGACATATATATATATAAAATATTTATTTTACATTTTTAATTATTTTTAGAAACAAAATAATATTTGTATATATAAAAGAAATGGAACAGCAAAATCCAGAAATTATTCAACAAAATCAAGAAATGAGTCAACAAAATCCAGAAATTATTCAACAAAATCAAGAAATGGGTCCACAAAATCAAGAAATGGGTCCACAAAATCCAGAAATGGGTCAGCAGCAAAATGGAAATTACTTTTTGATGATAGGAATAAAATTATCTCCAGAACAAGTTAAAAGTATAGAGACTCATAGATTAGATTTTAATAAGATTACAAACCTACAAAAACCAGGTCAGTGGCCAGATATAAGTAATTCTTCTTCATTTAAAGTTGGTAAAAATTTTGACAATGCAGTTTTAGTTGGATATCGTAAAGATATACCTACTATGGACCCAGTATATTTAAAAGTTGATGGTTGGTTTACAACTCCAACAGATATTACAAATTGTAACCCTGAACTAGATAGTACAGGTAATCCAATTTTCACTGAACAAGGCTATTCATTTATGGATGTGTCGCGTGTTGCTGCTTCTGGTGTCGCTATGGCTACTTCTAATGCATTAAAAACAGGTTCAAATTATTTTTCTAATATAGCATCTTATTCACCACAAGGTGGTAAAACACGAAAACGTACAAAACGTACAAAACGTAGGTCAAAGTCAAAACGCAGATATAAAAAATAAATTCATAAATATGAAAAAATATAATTATGAATTATATAACAATTTTACAAAGATATCATCATTAATCCTATGATAACAAATAAAAGAATAAAAGGAAAAAGTACAAGCAACCAAGATATACCGCTATGACCATCTTTACACATCAAGTTCAAAATATATGTCCAAAATAAGATGTAAATAATTTTAATAATAAATATTATTGCAGTATTAGGAACACGACAAGAATATGTTCCAATATTATAACTTCCATTATCTCCTAAATTTTGAAATAAAAGAACAACAATCGATACTATAGAAATAATAAAATAAAGAAGAGCTGGTCTGCATAATTCTTTTAATGTTTTTGGAAAAGGTGCCATATGTATTACTTATAGAAAAAAATTAAATCAACGCATTTCTAATAGCAGAAGAGCTATTTAACATTTGGTCTTTCCAAGGTAATGGATTAATAGGCGCAGAATAACCATTTATGCCATTATAAGCACTGCCCAAATTAAATTGAGTTTGTCTTCCTAAATTAATAAAATCTTGAAGAAGAAAATTTGAAAGAGCGCCTCCCTTTTGTTTTCTTCTCTTGGAACTTCTTGATTTTTTTCCACCTGTTAAAAATGGTGGGTTGGAACCTAGACTGATCATTGAGGTTTGTGGGTCACCATTAATAAATTGGTTGTATTCTAAATAGTTTCTAGAACCATTCACTCCTGGCCAATCAGCTGGACTAGATTTCCATGGATCTCCTATAAGGCCTTGGGGTGCCCATGTACCGCCTTTCTGGCTTCGATTTCCACCATTCATAATATTATTACAACCGCAATTACCTCCTCTTTGCATCATGCTCTGATTAGTAGGTATAGTAGAAACACCTCTAAATTCAGGACCAGGATTAGGGATTGTTTTGTTTATTGGATTAGTAGAGATGATGTTTGTTTCAGGCATAATTGTTTCAGGATTTAAATGATAACGGATACCGGAACCTCCTTTTCTAAAATTATTACACTTTCTACGCCCATGCTTTTTAGACTTGCATTTAGAACAACCTTTCATTGTGTAAAGTTTTTGTTTTCTTTTTAAAGTCCTTTTAACCATTTTATATTATATATAAAGAAATTATTCGATGTCCACGTGAGTTAAGAAATGTCTTCTGCAACACATTTTTTTCATATTTAATTCATCTAAAACCTCTCCTTCTGGTGTTTTTTCTGTAAATTCTTTTGTTAAATATAAAACTTTATCTACATCAATTGATTCTCCATTTCCTCTTTTAGCTAATTTTTTTTTACGTACTTGTTCAACATAATATCTATATTTGTTTGCAATTACCATACCGCATGTAAAACATTTCACAGGGATTATCATCACTTATATATTATATTATATTATTCTTATATGTTTTTATTTTAATATCAATTTTTTATTTTTATTTTAATTTATAAATATTACTGATTAGGAAACATTGGTTCGTTATTACTTCCTGCTACACATTTACCTGTTTCTTTTTTACCTTGCCATATACAACATTCTGTTTTATTGCAATTCAAATTTGTTAGACTCTGACATCTATTATTTAATTGTGAGCCTGATTTTTGGTTATAAAGACAAAAATTATATGCATTATTTGAATATATAGAAGTATCTATACCCATGTTTTTAAATTTGTTTGTTTCTAAACCTTCTAATGAATATTTTTTTGAAAATAAGTTTGTATAAAAAAAATAAAACAAATATAAAATAAAAATAAAAATAAATATTTTTAAAATACATTTTTTGTTAAATTTATAAAAAACCATTTTATCTATATATATTAAAAGTTTTTTTTATACATATATTTTATAATGGCAAAAAGTAAATCACTAAAAAATCGCGCAAAAGGATTAATTCGTTCTTCTAGAAAAAATATTGAATATGTTTTACCTTTTATGAAAACAAATTTTAGCAATGCACGTAGTATTGCAAAAGGTGTAGCCAAAGAAACAATACCAGTCGTTGAAAAAGGTGTAGAAAAAGTTTATGGAACGATGTCTACTGGTTTTAATTTAGGAATAAAAGGCGCTAAAAACGTGGCTACTGGTATTAAAAGTGTAGTAACAAAACGTCGTAAAAGTCGTTCTCGTAAAAGTCGCCGTAGACGTTAAACATTTTTTATATGTATTCCTTTCGTTGTTTTAACTTTTTTAAATTTTTCATTTTTTTTATGTATGTCATTATGACAATCTTCACATAATGTCAATAAATTTGCTAAATTGTTTTTATGAAATACTGAATTTGTGGTTTTTATTATACCATTTTCATCTGCGTCTGATTGATATGTCAAATGATGTACTTCTTTTCCAGATTTTTTCTGGCATTTTTCACACATACTTACCAGTTTTTTTGCATTATATTGTGAAGTCTTGAGAGAAAGCATGCTTCTATTTTCTGGTTGATATTTCATTCTTATCTCATAAGCAGCATCTAAAAATTCCTGTGGTAAATTGAGTGATTTACACACTTCTAGTCCATACATGCTATTACCAGGACCATCTTTTAATTTGCGGTCATAAATTAAGGCATCACGCTCTTTATCATAGATTACTTCCATATGTTTTAAAGAAACTGACAACAAATTATGAATTTCTTCATAATCTACTATTTCATGCAAATGCGTCGCAAATATAAAACTACTTTTGCAACTATGTAGTTTCTGTATACCCGCAACAAAAATACTAATAGCACTCATAATTTCCGTTCCTGAGCATAGTTCGTCTCCCAAAATTAAACTATTCTCATCTGCAAGACGCAATATAGTTCGCAATTCCGACATTTCAACAGCAAACGTAGATTGTCCCTTAAATATATTATCATTTCCAATGATGCGTGTAAAAATATATTTATAAGGTTTAAAACAAAATGTAGAAGCAGGAACATATAGTCCGGATTGAGCCATAACAATGGAAATTCCTATAGATTTAATAAAGCTGGTTTTACCGACAGCATTGGTCCCATAAAGTAATATTCCATCTGTTTTTTTATCACCAAGTGAAATATCGTTTGTTACGTAAATTTCACTACTTTGAATTTGCTCTATTAAACAATGTCGCAAAGACTTAGCATCAACAAATGATTTATCTGATTGAACAATTGTAGGCTTACAATAATTATATTTTTTAGCTATTGTTGCTTTCGTGTATAACAAATCAATATATGTAATAAACTGAATAATGGTTTCAAGTTCTTTCTGAAAACATTCAAATTTACTAATGAAAACATTATATATTAAGGTAATTAAGTCTTTCATTGAAACCTTAATTGATGTGATATTTTTACATAACGCATTGATTTGTTCATCAATAATAAAATTATTGGATGCGTTTTGTTTTTCAAAACCAAATTGTGTCTTGGATATTTTAAATTCAAAATTTTTAACTAGTATTGGTGTAATGTTATATGATAATGTCACAATACTGGCGTCTTTTGGTAGCGTCTCTGTAAGCAACTTGCATCTTCTACTTGTGCTTATAATACCAAGATGATTTTTTTCAGTTTCATGAATTTTAACATAATCAGACCTACTTGTATCTTTTTTCCCCTTTTTCTCTTTCCCTTCAATGAGAGAACTAAGATAGTTTTGTATAGCTTCCAATTTCAACTCAGATTCTTTCAACAATTCCATTTTATTATCTAATTCTGTATTAATACCATTATTAATAAAATTTGTTTCAAAATTTTGTAATTGTTCTAAATCTCTAGCTAAGTTCAAATTTAATTGTGTTTTTATAAATTCATTTATATTATTGCAGAAAAACCCAACATTTAATATAGTATTATCAAATTTTTGTAAATATTCCATAATGATTGAATCTTTTTCAAAATTTTCAAAAATATTCAGAATTGTTTCAATATTATTAAATAAATTATAAAAAGCTTTTGGTGATATTTTTTTCAAAAATATTTGACGTTCCCATTTTGAAATATCCTTGATTGTAGAGAGATTATTTTTTAGATAAGCCCCATATTTATCATATACACTTAAGAAGTATTCAGTTATATCATATTCTTGCTGTAAATACACTTCATTATACACAGGATTCAAAAAATTATAAGTAAACTTGCGCTTACCCATTGGTGTCAAGCACTCATTCAACATATTTGAAACGCATGAATATTTACTAGATTTAACATTTCCATCATTAATAATATTTAATTGTTTTAAAGAGTGATTTGCAAGAGCCATTCTAGTAGAAGAGTTTTCAAAACAAGGCTCTAAAATTTTATTAACTAAATGTGGATTATGTTGATATACAAAATCTAATAAAAAACAAAATGCTTGTGTGGCTATATTATTATCATAGAAATTATGAATAAACACTTGAAAATCATCAAATTTATAGAATTTAGAGAGAATTTCTGTTTGATAAATTTGTTTCTCGCAATTTTTCACACGTTTCATCTTTTCACTGATATTATCACTTGTCTGTGAAATATGTATTTTATGTATTAGACTACAGCTAATACCAGCATAACTAATCACATAATCTATTTCGTTTTCTTCTGGCAAACTAGAAATAATAATTACTTCACTTGGATTATAAATAGAAATAAAACGTTCCAGTTCATCATATGTGGTTGGATTATTTATATACACTTCTTTAAATTGAAATAAAGTTGTTCTACCAGTATAAATATCAATATTTGCCACACCAATAACAACATATTTTCCTTTTAATAAAACTTTATTTTCTATCAAATCTATCCAAATACATGTAATCGAATTAGTAAGATTCTGTGTTTCAGTGTGAAAATAAGTTCCTGGACTAAAAATACCGCCTAGGCTACGAGTTGTATTTTTTGCAGCCTCATCTTGTACATAAACAACTCCTGTAAATCCGGCCTCTTGGATTTTCTTAATATATTTTTCAATTTGCATGTCTTTGAATCCAGCCATCATAACATTGTCTGTTCCGACACAAGTGTTTTTTTCTACAATGTTTAATTCACATATTTGAGAGAAATCAACTATTTTGCTGCCAGTTATGATTTCAGCTTTTTTATTATAAATACCATATACTTCGAAGAAGCTGCCTACTTGCATTAATAATATTGTATTTTCTCCATATTCTTCTTGATACTTTTGTGTTAGTTCAAAATACTCTTTGATTAGCGCCATTATATAAGCTTATTATGTTATCTTTAATAATATTTACTTTAGTATATAAAAATTATTATATTAGACCACCTTTAAAACAACGTAATCATCGCGTTTTTTGAATATTAATACACTAAGGATGATTTTTTTTAAATAGGTATACCATTCAGCTGGAATTATATTCAACTTGTAAAACATATACTTTATTAATATTAGTGCACATGTAGCATAGAATGGTAAATTTTTTTTTCCATTATATTCAACTAAAACACTTTCTTTATATTTTTCGTCAATAATAGAAATTTCAACAACAAAATTGTGTTGTGGATCTTTATGCATAATTTTATATCCTTCTACTAAACTATTATCATAATTTAATCTCCAAACAAATTTTTTAAAATTACTACGTTCGGTATTTAAAAAATTTTGCAATTTAGTCATTGTGCTTTTTATATTATCAGTAAATATTGCGACGTCTATATCACTTCCAAAAAGAAAATAGTCCGAACGTTGAACACTTCCAAAAAAATATATTTTTGTATCTAAATAATTTTTCAATTTTTCAAAAAACATTTTATTATATTCGGGCATTTCATTCCTTGTAGTTTCCATAATAAAATAAGTATAGATTTTATTTGTTTATTTGTATTATATTTGTTTGTCTTCTTTTGAAAAATTATGTAACAATGTTTCGCTATTACTATTTGTAATTTCACCAGTCAACATTGCCGACTCATAAAGTTTTCTAATAACATCGTTTGGTGCATTACTTCCTACTTTCAATAAATTATGTTCCTTCAAATATGATTTCACCTCATTTATTGGTTTTCTTTTCAAGTTTTTTTGTGCAGTAATAATTTGTTTTCTAGTTCCTCTATCTTTAATTAATACACCAACAATTTTTTTAATTTTAGATTTACCTAATGTATATTTTTTTTTAATTGTTTTTTTTGTTATTCTTTTAGTAGCAATTATTTGTTCATTCTTTAAAGGTTCATTCTTTAAAGGTTCATTCTTTAAAGGTTCATTCTTTAAAGGTTCAGTTTGTATTGTAGATAATATTTCAGAAGAAGGTTTTATTAAATTTTCTGTACTCATTGATTCATCTAATTTTATTTTATTTCCTATCATCTGTTTACTAGAATTTTCATTTTCTTGTTTTTCAAACTCTTTTTGTTTTAATTTCTCTCTAAGACTATGTAAACGAGCTTCTCGTCCAATTTTTTCTTTAGTTATATTAACATTTTGAATTGTTAGTGCATTACTAGGATTAGTTACAATATTATTACGTTGTGTTTTAGACCAATTTCTGTATGTAGGCTTTACACCACCTTTTAATATTCCATAAGGAACATTGTCTACTAAATATTTGTTTCTATTTAATACAATAGGTGTAGTATTTTGATGAACATGCATGGTAGCTTCATCGATTTTTAGTTCTTCTGGTAAATCTATATTCACAAGAGGTTGTTGGAAATTGGTTTGTTGATTATTAGGGTGTTGGAAATTGGTTTGTTGATTGTTAGAGTGTTGAGACATATTTCCTAGGTTATAAGATTGTGGAAAATTGTTAATTGAATTATAATTTTTTAATGTTTTTCTTTCTAACGCATTTTTTCTGTTTTGTTTTTGTTTTTCATATTTTGTTTTTTCATCATTTACTTTTTTTTGTTTTGATAGAGTTTGTAAATAATTTATAGATTCATTAAATTCATCTGAGAATGCTTCTGTTTTTACAGATATTTCTGGAGTGTTTTGTTGTTGTTCTTGTTCTAATTTGTTATTTTTTTTATCTAAACCTTGTGTCTCTCTTTGTTTGTGTTCTTTTATTCTTTTCAAGAGTTTATTTTTTAAAATATTTGGATTTATTAGTGGTTTTACAGAAGTAGTATTTCTCTTTTCTTTATTTTTTTTAGTTTTTGAAGAACCTATATTAAATAAGGATGGATTTATTGAAATTGTCTTATTCGTCATTAAATAATTTATATAAAATATAACTAAAAATTAAACTACAATTAAAACACACTATAATATTATGAATATAATGTATTGTATAGATATTTTTTAGTTTCCAAATCGCTTTTACGATTTTTTACATTCTCATTTTTTAAATATATTTTAAACCCATTTTCTAAATCAGCCAATAATATTTTTCTTTTTTCATTTTCATTTTTACAAAACACTCTTTTACTATGCATTATTTTTGTTTTTGCTAAAATTGTTTCAATATCTCTTCCATAAAATTT